CACACATCCATTGTTCAATACTCATAGACTTATAATTTTCTAAAGGCAAATGATCTGTTCTATCTACCCAAATAGCGTGGTCAAATATTTGTTCATTTTGCATTGCAAAGAATTCACGCTTGTTACGCAGTCCACAGTAGATATCATGTTGATCAAATAAGTTACGCCCTAAACGAGCCAAGTCTTTGCTACAATAGTTGTGTATCATATCATACCATTCAGTACGATGGTTATGCCTATCTGCATAGCACTCTTCTTCGTCAGCGTATCCGTACTGATCTTTCAAATCATTATAGATAAAAAGTTCTGAACAAAATTTACTTGATGATTGAAATGTATATCCGTATGCTTCTAACATTTCACATACAGTATCTTTGCCGTGACGACCATGCCCAACAACTAGTAATTTAGGTAACACTAATATAAACTCCTTTAAGTATCTTTAAAGTATATACTCTATATTAGTGCTTGTCAACCTTAATCGTAACCTAAATTGGCAACTGACTTCATTTCTTCTGATAATATTTCAGCTTCACGAGCTTTATATGCGGCTTCAAAACCTGTAGCGCCGTATTGTGCTCTTTCGTTATTGCCCCAAAGTCTTTTAAAATATGAATCGTAGGTTCTTTCAACTTCTTGATCGCTCCAGGATCTATCAATAAGTTTTCCTTTAATTAACCAGTTAAGACGGTTAGCCTCTTTACGTACAAATGGTGAACACATGACTTCTCCTTGTTACATATTGTATTTACAAGGAACCAAAATCGTTAGCGTTAACTTGGGGGGTTTTTAGCCTATTGTGAATCCGTAACCTACGCCACCAGCAACTTGGTTAATTACATCCATTTCAAGTTTTTCCATTTCAGCCGCGGCCTCTGCTTTTAATGCATCACCGTTAAGTGCTGAACCGCCTTGTGGTCCTGCGATTGTAGCAAATTTACTACGTGCTTCGCCTAGCATGTATTTGCAACTTGCTAGTGTATAATCTTTGATCCATTGATTGGCAAGATAGTCACTAAGTAGTTCACTATCTGGTCTATGGTTGTATGCGTAAATTAATATTTCTTCTTCGGCTCTTGGACGTTGTAGTAATGTTAATTTTTTACTTGTAGTATTCCATTTAAATTCTATAAACGAACCAAACATTCTGCCTACTAATTCTTGGTACTGACTAAACATATCGTATGTTGCTAGTCCGCCCATGTTTGAACTTGATAATAGGTATGCATTTGTGTATGCTAAGTTAAACGGTTCAAACAATGATCCGCCGCCTGCTTCTCCTGATTCATATAATTCTATTCCAACAACAGCACCAACTGCTAGTGCAGAGTTAAAAGTTATTGTTCTAGTTACGTAATCAATTGCATAATCAGTAGTTGCTTCACCATTTACTTTTACAACAACAGTTGCAATAGAATTTAAATTATAGTTTGTAGCAAATGTTTGATTTTTTGAAACTGTAGCAACATGTGATGTAGTAAAGATAGGACCACCTGATGCAGATGTAGCAGGTCTTGAACCAATGCTTCTGCGAAACAGTTTACGTACTTCAACTACTTCATTTGGTAGTACATATTCGTTTTGATCAACTACAGTGGGCATAAACAAGTAAGATTCTTCAACTGAATTATCAGACCTTTGTCTAAATTTACTAAGTGCTTTAGATAAAGCAGTTTCGTAGTGGATTGGATCCAGTTCTACATCAACCATACCGCCGCCCAGAAAGGCGTTTACATAGTCAAATATTGCTTGTTTTTGTGTTTGGTTAACTGCCATTATAGTTTCTCCGTCATAGTATTTATCGTAGTTACTATCGTTACGATAAATATGTATATGCCAAAGTTAAGTTTATATAAACCAGAACGCGGAAAAGACTTTCAATTCTTAGACCGCCAGATAAATGAAATGTTCGATATTGGAGGGACAGACCTGTTTGTCCATAAGTATATCGGTACGAATGACGGAACAACAGAAAAGGATCATACACAGATCCAAGATATGTTGTTTTTAGAAAATAGAGATAGAAAGTATGATAAAGACATCTACACTATCAGAGGTATTTACAATGTACAGGACATTGACTTTGATCTAAGCCAATTTGGTTTGTTCTTAAGTAATGATACATTGTTTATGACTGTACATATTAATACGTCAGTACAAACAGTTGGGCGTAAACTTATGCCCGGCGATGTTATAGAACTTCCTCATTTAAAAGATGAATATGCAATGAATGATTTTAGTGTAGCACTAAAGCGTTTTTATGTTATTGAAGATATTAATAGAGCCGCAGAAGGCTTTTCACCAACTTGGTATCCACACTTATATAGACTTAAATTAAAACAAATAGTAGACAGTCAAGAGTACAAAGATATACTTGACTTACCAGCAAGTGAAGACTATCCAGAAGATGGTACATTACGTGATGTATTATCAACATTCGAAGCAGAAATGAATGTTAACAATGCTGTAGTTGCAGAAGCAAATACTAATACTCCTAAAAGCGGGTATGATACAGATACAGCATTATATACACTTGCAGTAGATGAAGATACAGGTAGAGCCGCAGTAGAACAGGTTGCTGATGATGGCAGTACAATAACTGACAAAGCAACACCTAGAGGACACGGATATGATGGACTATTAATAGGTGACGAATTTGCACCTAACGGAAGTCAATTTGGTAGTGGTATAAGTTTTCCAGTTAACTCTGTAGACGGTGACTATTTTATGCGAACAGACTTTTTACCTCAAAGGTTATTTAGATACGAAAAAAATCGTTGGATAAAAGTACACGATGTTAAGAGAGCTCCAATGAATAACGGAACTAAAGATACACTAAGAGGATCGTTTATTAATGATGTAGACACTTATCTATACGATACTCCAATAGCAACAGACTTTATGCAATTAACAGTTGGACAAACTGAGTTGCTAACAGACATTGCTGATATGTCAGCAAAATATATAAAAATAGAATATACTAGCGACAATAGAGATGGCAACGAAATGGTTAGTTATGCAGTTGTAGACTATCCAATGAATAGTGCTACTAACTATCCTGGAATACTAAAGCCATATACAAGTCAAGACGGCAGTACACAACTTGTAAAATTAACTTTACCAAGTGCTACTGCTATTAAAAATGCAGGACTGCACACAATAACACTTTACAATGAAAGAACACAACAACGTCAAGCTCTTTCACAAGTATTAAAACCTAAGGCAGATAACTAATGGCTGAACATTTTTATGACGGACAAATAAGAAAGTATCTTGTACAGATGATGCGTCTGTTCAGTAACTTTAGCTACCAAACAGGTGATGGTACTGAAAAGCAAGTACCTGTATTGTACGGAGATCTTACTAGACAAGTAGGCTCAATATTAAGAGACAATTCAGAAAATAAAATACCTAGTGCGCCACGTATGGCTGTTTATATTACAGGACTAGAACTAGATAGAGATCGTACTAGTGATTCTAGTTATGTAAACAAAAGACATATTAGAGAACGTGCAAAAGATGGTGCAGGCGACTATACTGATCAAGCAGGTAAACAATATACTGTAGAACGTTTAATGCCAACACCATATAGGCTAACTGTAAATGTTGATCTATGGTCAACAAACACAGATATGAAATTACAAATTATGGAGCAAATATTAATGCTCTTTAATCCAAGTTTAGATATACAAACAACTGACAACTATTTAGACTGGACTAGTTTAACAACTATTATGCTTGATAGTGTTAACTTTAGTAGTCGTTCAATACCAACAGGTGTTGACAGCGAAATAGATGTTGGATCAATGACATTTAGTACTCCAATTTATATTAGTCCTCCAGCAAAAGTAAAACGTTTAGGCGTTATTACAAATATTGTTACTAGTATCTTTGACGGTGACGGATATGTTGATTTTGAACAGATGTTACAAGGTACTAATTTGTTTAGTATGGGCGGAATGACTGAAACTGTTGTACAAGATACATTAGATAACACTACTAATGTTGTTGATACAGGTGCGGCACCTAGTGACGGTGACGGTATAATGAATCCAAGAAAACAAAAAACTAGACATGCTAAAGAAGTAGTAAAAAGTTATACACAACATAGAATATTAATTTTAAATGGACAAGCACAAATTCTTAAAAACGGATTGCCTAGTAATATAAAATGGGGAGACCATTTTGATGCATTATTAGGATCTTATAGAGCAGGGTTAAGTATTGCATACTTTAGAAAGCCCGATATAAACGGAATGCTTGCAGGACGTATTACTGTTAATCCATTAGACGAAACTAAACTTACAATTGACTTTGATAAAGATACATTGCCTAGTAACAGCACTGTACAAGGCCCTGCACGTAATGCAAATCAACATTCAAGTATAGACTTTATTATTGATCCGTTACGTTATGACCCAACTACTGCTAAAGTAGCAGGACTAAGACTATTAATATTAGGTAGCATTGGTAGCACAACAAATACAGATGGTGCTGATGCTTGGAAAAATGCAAACGGAACAGACTTTGTTGCAAACTCCAATGATATTATTGAATGGGATGGCACTGCATGGCAAATAGTATTTGATGCAAGTGCTGATAAACTTATATACAACGATGAAGTAATTACTACTTTATATACTACAAATCTTAATACAGGTGTACAATACTACTGGGACGGCGATCAATGGCTACTAAGTGTAGACGGTGAATATGCCAAAGGTGACTGGTCAATTAAACTAGACGGCTAATTACTAGTATGAACAAGATAATTTGTAGTGGAGCACTATTCTATGCTCTTGACACTAAACGTTTTTTATTTTTACATAGAGCTGGTGGTAAGACTGCCGGTACTTGGGGACTTGTTGGCGGTGGTAGCGAAAACGGTGAAACACCATTTGAAGCCCTCAAAAGAGAGATTGCCGAAGAAGTAACTGAAACAACTCCTATTGTAAAAACTATTCCTTTAGAAACTTTTGTATCTAATGATGCAAAGTTTAATTTTCATACATACCTTGTATGCTGTACAGGAGAGTTTATTCCTATTCTTAATCAAGAACACAGTGGGTATGCATGGGTTGATTTTGGGTGTTGGCCAAAGACGTTACATCAAGGGCTACGTAATACACTACAAAATAAAACTAACCTTTCTAAATTAGAAACAGTATTTCAAGTTATAGATTTACTAGAGGAATAAATGACAGAAAATGTAAAACAAACATCCTATGGTTACGAAGCAACATGGGCTAAAACAGATTCATACTATAGTAAAATTGTAGGCTTTAACAAACCTAATAAAACTAGTATGCACTTTCATAAAGTTAAAAATAAAAGTTGGTTTATTAATGATGGTAATTTTAAACTTAATTACATTGATACTGCAACAGGCGCATTATTTGAATCAAATTTAAAAGAAGGACAAGTATTTAATATACCGGCACTTATGCCTGCAAGTATTGAATGTCTAAGTCCTAGTGGTAGTTTTACTGAAGTTGGCGACATTGACGATGATGCTGACATATATAACTTAACTCCAACAGGAGAAGAACTTGCGCACACTAGCACAGCATAACGACTATGTAGAAGATATTCTGCGTTGGGAACAAGCAATTACACAAGTAACTAATTCAAAAGGAAAACTACATTGCGAACAGTTACTTGCAACTCTTAAAGATAAAATAAAAAATATAGATACAGTACATTCGTCTAGTAGAGGACATGCTAAACTAGCTAATATTAATTCTCTTATTAAAGAAACTGTTGATCTAAGACGTGAGTTAAATAGTCTACTTAAATTTGACTAAATCTTTTTATTTGAATTGATCCAACCATAGCAGGGTGAGCAGTACACTGATATCTATAACCACCTGAATAAGTTTCAGGTATTCTCCAATACAATACACCTTCTGATCTACCTTGTGCTAATGAGCCAGTAGTTTTATTACCATTAGTTTGTACATGGAAAATTTGTGTAGCATCTGTAATTGTAGTTCCTGTAGGATCTTGTATAGCAAATGGATGTCCTTGGGCTCCGTCTAATTTAAACGAAACTGTTGTACCTGACATTACATATATCGTTGGATTTTGTCCTGAATAGTGTGGAAAGAAATTATAAGACTGTGTACCTACATTACCAACTTGAAATTCTACTAATGTGTTTTCTGTAATCTTATCAATAGTAGTACCTGTGTAGTTAATAAATGTACTACCAGTCCAACTTAATAACTGTCCTTTATTATCTAATGGTAAGTTACCAACCCAAGCAATAGTAACATCACTTAAATCGTTAATCTCAGTTGCGCCTGCCGCAGGTGGTGTATAAGTAAATGCTCCAGTAGTATTATCATACACAAGTGCGCCTGTACCGCTTGCCGCATTTGCTGTTACACTTAAATCTGTTAATGCAATACCGCCTGATCCTGCAGGAGATGTTGG